ATCCCGTCCAATACTCTGGAAGTGTAATTACATTACTACCAGTTAACCTTCCTCGAACATATACACCATACTCAGGTCCCTCCAAGCATCCATATATTAATCTTTTCCCTTCCTTAGTGGGATGAGGAATATTAAAATTCTTAACCCCAGCACTTGCCGTGGCTCCGGTAACTGTCCCACTAACTGTAATAGATGCTCCCGCAAAATTAGTAACTGATGCTGTTCCACACGTTGCCGTTACTGCAAGATTATCAATCTTTGCATTGCCATGATACCTGGGAGGACATGCCTCAGGAGGATAATTCGCCTCATCAATATCCCCTTTCCAAATATAATCATAGAGACTAGATTTAAGTCCCCAACCACCTGCCTTTTCTGTACAATCTTTACCCGGTGTACCCGGTTTAAATAAGAATTCTGCCATGACTAACCCTCCCTAACATCATAGTGATAACCAACAATTGAAGACTGGCTAAGATCTCCTGGATAATCTTTAGGTGATTCTCCTTCATACTCTGGAATATTCTTCTCCACATCTTTTCTTTCCGCATAAACATGGTAAAAACATTTAACCTGGGTCAAATACGCTGATGAAAGAATAATCTTGTCCTCCAAAATATCTTTTACACATAAAGTTGGATCAGGATTTTTAAAAGGTGTGAGATTAACAGTAATTGTATCATAATCCACCAATTCTTTCCAGTATTCAGGAATTTCTATAATGTGATTTCCATCCAACTTTCCTCTAATATAGACATCTGCACTAGGTGCCTCCACACATACATGAGAAAGTCTCCATCCTTCTTTAGTAGGATGAGTAATATCAAAGTTTTTCTTTGCTGCTAAAACATGACCACCACAATTAGAAAAAACATGTCCTTGAGCAAATAAGTGCTGACCTACTCCAATAGAATCATTAGTATCAAGCTTACCCAGAAATGCTGAAGATCCCATCACCCCTAATGAATAGGGATTATTAACTCCCGAACATAAAGCACCAGGAATCATGGGAGGAGGAGGATTAACCGAGGGTCCAACCATCAATGTAGCAGCTGGCCAAGGGAATGCACCAGTCTGCCCGAACTGGACAGGTCCCATCATATATGAAGCACCATCAATTGCAGTAGGACCAACACCTCCCAATGCCATCGGTGGCATTCTAGGATCACCTACATGTAATTGTTTTCCTACAACTACATCATCGAGTTTATCTGTCATGATATCAAACTCCTAATTGCACTTTTTAGTTCTTCCACTGTTCCCATTCCTCCAAGAGAAGTAGAACCTTTAATAACAGTAGAACCACTAACCTGTTCAATATCTTTTCCAATAAGATTCAATTTACTACTTCCTTCTATAAAACATTTAGCACTTGCAAATATACTTATCTGGTCAACAGCACCAAAAAATGCAGTTCCTTTAGATGAAATTTGAATTTTATTAGGTGCATTAATCTCCACATAACCATTTTTATCAGGGTCTTCGCCACCACCCTTTGATACTATCATAATATTTTTACCCTCTATTCTTACATCTCCATCACTTCTTAGGACTAAATCACCTGTTCCTGAATCAATATAAACTCCTGGCATTGGAGTTTTAACATTACTACCATGATCAATTTGAAAAGTTCCGGGACCAGTAAATATAGTCCCACCTTTCCTCATTTTCTTTTGGTCTCCACTACCAGTTTTATCCATCTGGAAGTAATGGGGAGTTGGAAGAGGACCATCCCCCGAACTTGTTACTACAAATGCAGAAATAATTCCATCTTGATTTACTTTACCAAGTTCTACAGAAGCATCTACTGTCTCTGCTATTTTGTGGTAAGCTTTATTAACTGGTTTTGCCATTATACTGTACCTACACAATCAATAACGGAAACAACCTTATCCTGAATAGCAGGAAGTTTGAGTTCATCAGTAACTCTATCTATACACAGTCTAGCACGAATCTCTGCATTAAATCCAGTATCACTTTCAATATAAATGGTCGGGAATTCCGTAAATCCTTCTCCACCCGCAATAAGTTCAACACTAACCAAACTTCCAAAGGAATCAAAAGTAGGAGTAATCTCGGCACCAACATCAGGTTCAATCACTACTTTATCACCAGGTTGATAACTAAAACCTGGATTAACAATCCCAACACTACAAATATAAAGTATCGCAGGATAATCTCCTTTTTGGGGACTCTGAGTAGCACATCCAGAAGGGGCAGTTAAAACACCCTCACTAGGCGCAGTGAAATAACTTCCTCCAAATACTTCATAAGTCTTATCATCAGTCCCAAAAAACTGAGTTTTACATCCAATGGGAGCACGAATAGAATCCCCAGGTAATGCAGAAATTAATTCATCACCATCATATGGAATATCCCACGTTCCATCACTTCTTAAAACTACAGTTTGATCAAAATCTGCCCATACTCTTCCATCCCCACCTTGACTTCCATCTGGTGTCTGTAAATATCCAAATCCCGAAGAAGTTATATTCACTCCAATTACTCCAAACTCCACAGTATTTCCAGATGCATCAATAAATCCAGACCCAGTATTTACAAGTAAGTTGGGATCTATAATCCTATCTGGATCTGAAACCCAGAGCTGATTCACATCATCATAAGAAACCGGTCCTATTATTGGAATACCAGTTGCATTCTGACCGTGGCCACAATCATCTTTAAATGTAAGGAAAGGTCTTTTATCAAAATATCCAGACCCGGTGTTTATAATATCCACCCCAAGAATATCTCCTGCTGCACTTACAATAGCATTTCCAGATGCAGCACTCCCCGAACCACCCCAGAAAACAGGTTTAGGAGGACCACATTGAATAGGATTAGTATCACAATCATTTAACTCAAATATATCACTAAAATCAACTCCATCAAAATCAAAACTATCTGGATTAATCACATCACTTACACCACCAGCAAACTGCTTTATCTTACCAACAAGATTTTGTGCATCAATTGTACTAGATTGAGGATCTGATCCCAACCAAGTACTCCACTCTTCGACCTCTGGGCATTGTGGTTCGGTTTCACAACTAAGGAAACTTAGAATATCATCCAAGAATTCCATAGCACTTCCAACAATATCAACTGCTTGTCCTATTGCACCAAAGAGAGCATCAATAGGACCCATAATAGAATTGGTTATTCCATTAATTAACCCCATCAATTTACCCATCAATGCACCCACAATACTTTCTGCTGCACAAATAGGAATATTAACATAACGATCTACAATTCCAGTAAGTGCCTTAAAGACCATCTTAAAAAGATTATTAACAATCCTCCTAAAATGACAAGATAATAAATCCATAGCAGCATCAGCAGCTTCTCCTACTTTCAACTGCTGTGCCGGATACATCGTAAAATATATTTTCTTCATTGCACTCTCAATTTTCTTCATAATCCATTTCTGCATATCCTTTATTTTAGGAATAATCGCCGCAGTAACTTGTTCAGATGCATCTTTAATTTTTTGATTAATATATTCCTGAACACCCTGAATTTCCTCAGTAACACTACTATGAAGAGGATTAAGTTGCTTTGCTTTCCATTCTTTTAATCCTTTTTGTGCTCCTTCAATATCCTTCCGCATATTCTTAATAGTCAGTGCTACTCCTTTCGCATCTCCACCAGACTTCTTACATGAATAAGTAGATGCTAAACTCTTAGGTTTGGATCCTTGCTTCTTTTTCTTTTCATCAGCGACACTTGCTTGAGAAGCAGCTTGACCTTGTTTTATTATCTTAGTAGCAGGAGTAACTCCTTCCAAAGCACCAGGTGCTAATTCATCATCAGAGGCAGGATCAGCTTTTAAAGTATTAGTAGGAATTACCCCCTCATTTCCAGTTTCAGTATATCCTAAAAATGGTACAAAAGGAGGTATCTTGCCATTATCCTTATAAATGGAGGTATATTGATTATATCCTAATACACCCATAATAATAGGTTGTTGGGCATCTTCACCATCGAGAAAGAACCCATAAACAAAATTACCCTTCTGTAAATTAGGAGTAGCACCAGAAGAACCGGCCTGTGCTCCAGCAGTTACAGGATACATTACACCAGCCCAAGGCAAATCCTCATTAGGAAGTGCTTCAGGATTCGCAGTATGGTATCCCATAATACGAACCTGATATCTCATCTCAAAGCCCTTATTATCACTTAAAGTAATGTTTACAGGTTGAGATCCTTCCCAATTGTCTTTCCACGAGTCACTAGCAATCTGGCCTATCCACCAGATAAACCCATCTCTACCTACAATATTTTTCTGAAATAGTCCCTGTTCAATCATTAGTCGTCATATACTCTACATTCAAATGCATCTGGATGATTTTCACAATAAACTTCCAGATGTTGATCTTGATGTCTTGTATGATAATCATTTATCTTACCATCGTTTGAATCTATTTCTTCTCCTTCATGATACTTGTCATAAAGAGCATGAGAAGTTTTTAAATCTTCCTCTGTGTATTCAAGCATACCATGATTGACATGCTCCTTACCATCTGCCTCGATGTAAACTTCGTGGTCTAAATCGTGCTTAATTTCTGTCATTTGTTTAGTCCTTAAATGGTATTCGTCCGAAAGTATCACGTACTAGAGTCAAACTGGTATAAGTATCCTCTCTAGTGATTCTATGGCATAAACTCGCTATCATATATATGCCGCCAGTTTCCTTATTTACTTCTTTATTATGCTCTACTGTCATGGTAGGGAAATCACAATAAATTAAGTCACCGGCTCGCAAGCTAAAGTCTCCTGCAATCATAACATTAGTTTTGATAGTAAACAACTGGTTATATCTCATAATAGACTGAACCATCGTATTAGCAGCATCAAATGTTGGCAATTCAGGATTTTCCTTCCATTTTTCCAACTGTTTCTTAGGATTTTCTCCGGAAGGAAGCGTTCCCACATCCAATATATGAGTCATTAAGCGAGAAGGACCCTTTCTAAATTCTTCATGGATCCATCCCAAATCTTGCTTACCAGCATTCTTAACTTTACCAATCTGCTTACTAATATTATAATCTCTTACCTTATATTTCATTGCATAGTAATCAAAAAATATACTACGATTAGCATAAATTCCAAAATTTAAATTCTGTTCTAAATCAATATACCTATCAATACTAGCGGACAAAATCTTCCCATCATAACCCTCTACCTCATCAGGTTTACCTGTAATAACATATCTCTTAAGAGGTTCTCCATCCAAGATATAATCTATAGATTTAAAATGATATCCATCATAATTCTCAAAGAAAAAGTATCCTGCTGCACCCCCAATACTAGATTTACCATCTACAGTTAGTGCAGGAATTGCTTTTTTTGCCAACCAACTACACACATAAAATGGTTTCTTATCATTCCCAATAAAATTATAAGGAATAGCACTCTCATCAATATGAACAGGTTTCTGTGTCTGTATCCCACCCTTCTCAGTAAGAATCGTTTTTACATTACTACTAATTTTTCCATCATATCTTTTAACCACTCTAGTCTGATTATTAGCAAGGTGTTCTTTAGGACATAACTCGATAGTATAGATATCTTTTTGAGTTCCAGGATCTATATTGTTTATCTTATTAACATATAAAGCCTTCTCTTTTTTAAAAGATAATTGATTTGGTACACGTTGATTATCATTGATATCCAATAAAACCTCTTCCCCTCCTCTCACAGGAAGAGTATCCAAAATTCCAAAAGGTCCAATATCTTTCTTATCAGTAAGACCAGTCTCCATGATTGTAGCTTTTACTTCTATACTAGGATTAAAAACATTTTCATAATAAAAAATATCCTGCACAACCGCAGAAAAATCAATAGATTTTGATCCAGTTGGAGAAGTTATAAGAAACTTGGTGATATCACCAGTTCTAGTAGCTTGATTCTGTGACATTATACCTTAGATAATTCGTATTTGTAGATGTCCTTTGTTACATCCTTAGCACTATTTACTATGGGAACAGGAAGAATCTTAACCCCACCTCCACCACCTCCCGATGAAGGTGCTTCCTGCTTAGCCATAATAACATTAGTAGTTCCTCCTCCTTTTTCATAAGAAGCATGAGTATCAAGTCCTTGAGATAATTTAGCAGCTTGTTTCTTACTAATAGTTCCCGTTCCCAATAAATCAACACCCTCTACACTATTACTCCTAACCTTTTTTCTAAACTGTTCCACAGTCTCACCTGGGAGAAGACCAAAATTATCAACACTAGAAGAAGATGGATCACCACCTGTCCCTAATGGTACACCTTTTTTCGCTGATGTAGATCCATTACCATCAGACTTACCCTTACCCTTATCTTTATCTTTTTCGCCAAAGAATCCATACCTTTTGTCTTCTCCTGTTTCTAATCTATGAATCTGTTCTTCTCTTTCTGCTCCTGCACCAGTAATAAAATCACCCATTTTCTGCAAAGGATTACGATTTGCTTGCTCCTCTTTTAACTGATCAAGAGTTTCTTCTTTTCCTACATCTTCTACAGACTCATCAACCTTTTTATCTGGCTTACTTTTACCACCAAGCCATTGTGAAAACTCACCTATCTTTTTCATAAGACCATCAAATCCTTCCTTAACGGGTTTTAATTTTTCACCCATCTCTTTTAAATTCTGCCCAACCGTCTTTGTATCAGGCTCTTTAACTCCTAATAATCTTGCACTCCAATCAAGAACAAACCGAAATATTGATTTAAAGAAATCCCATGTTCCTTTGACCCAAGGTTCGAGTGCTTCCCATAATTTTTTTAAAGTCTCAACTGTCTTTTTATATGCTTCAACTATACTATCCCATTGATTAAGTATATAAAGAAGAATAGATCCAATTACTACATTATTGATAAACTTCCCCATAGCATCAAAAGTTTTTTTCATCCCCGCAGGAGCCTTAGATGCTAATCCCCTTACAAACTTAGATCCACGTTCTAATACTCCTTCTCTTCTCCTCCTTTGTGTCCTCGTATCTTGTAAACGGGCATCCTTAATACTCTGCTGCTCACCTTTTAACATACCCAGAATTGCATTATCAATATTATTCAGTGCATTATCAATAACTGGATTTCCTGTCGATCCCCCTGAAGAACCTGAAGAAGAAGGTCCTAATTTACTAGATGTAGATTCACCAGATCCTCCACCTCCTCCTTTTCTCGCTTTCATTTGTTTCCGAATCTCTTTCACATTCTTCATCATATTCTTCGCCATCTTTTTGCCAGATTTAGCACCTCTTCTCAGACCCTTTCCTGCTGCCTTAGCACCTCTTACCGCACCTCTTCCTGCTACCTTAGCACCACTTACAGCAAGTCTACCTGCTCCCTTAGCCCCAGCTCCAGCGGCTCCTTTAGCAGCAACGGCAATTCCTTTAACCAAACCCCCTAGTGCACCAGCTACTGCAGATACTGCCATCTTAGTTCACCGCCCCTAGAATAAATCGATTACCAATGTTTCCACTATCAGAAGGAAAACTTGGAACACTACTACCACCTTCTGATCCGGAACTAGCTCCACCTCCACTTGAAGTATCACCTAAAGGTAAGAAATTAACACTACCCTCCTCACCTAAAGGTTGATCTATCTTTGGTTGAGTAATATTCTTCTCACCAACAGTTGCTGAAGATGGGGAAGGAATAGATGTTTGCGCTGCAGGAGAAGTAGAAGCTTTTCCTCCGGATCTAATCAAATTATCATATTTCTCAACTGTCTTTTGTCTCTGAAGTGTTAATTCTTCCTTTTTCTTCTTCCCTGCTTCATTAAGTTTTCTATTTCTAACACTCGTCCCTGTGCTAAATTTAGGATCCCCTTTCAAACCGGCAATTTGTTTTTCAAGAGGTCCAATTATTTTATTCCTTTCCTTCTCAAGAGCATTTATCCTAGCACGTTCTGCTTCAACTTCTTCAAAAATTTTCTGCTGTTCCGCAGTCCTACCCTTATTTTCAAGTTTTTCCATCCTCTTCTGACCCGATCTTCCTGTAAACTGATCAGGTTTTCCAGCCTTATCCATTCCAGCATCTCTCATTTTCTGATCAAGTTCTTTATCCTTTTCATAGGATGCTTCACCACCAGAAATCCTTTCACCTAACCATTTTTTTCCTTGTCCAAATTTCTTCCCAATCCATTGACCAGCCTTCTTACCAACATGAGCAACTGCCATAATAGCTGCTATTGCTGCTGCCGCTATTGCCATAAATGCCAGTGCTTTAGCTATAACTGCTATAAGAGGTCCAAATACTGTTACTGCACCAATTAATGCAAGAACAAATGTTCCCACTGTTGCTAAAACAGGAAGTGCAGCAACCGCCAATATTCCTCCCAAAATTAATCCTGCATTATCTTGTAGGGTTTTTATCATGCCCTGCCATTGGGAAGGATCCATCTCCTTGATCCAATTCATGAATCCCAAAATTGCAGATCCTGCTATGATATTACCAAAGAAGGTCTTAGCAACATCAAATACTCCCGTAAAAGGTGCTTTTATTGCACCCAATACTCCTCCGGCTCCACCTCCACCAGAACCCTGTTTCGCTTCTTTTTTCTTCTTTTTAGTTTCTATATCCCCTTCTCGTTCTCGTCGCCAAAATCTCAATCGGAATTTTTTATTCTCATTGTTTGATTTTTGTTGAACTGCGCCCAAACCCCTCAAAGCTGAAGCAATACCGTTCAACCTCTCTGCAAGAACCTGATTATTAACACCTTCACCTTTAAGCTGCTTATCAACATTCTCCTTCCGAAGTTTAAGTATTTTGGTTACCTGCGTAATCTTTTTTGCATTAACATCAGACTTCTTCTCTACACCAATTACCCTAGCAAGAACATTCTTCTGCACACCAACCATTTGTCCCATTCTCTCATGGGTTACAAAAGGTGTTGCTTTTGATTTTTCTCCTACTGGTGCTGGTAAGTCAGGCATTAACTTGCTTGTTGTTGCTGCTGTTTGAGTTTTTCTTCTTCAAGATGTTGTTGAAGAAGACTCACATAGATGTCTCGTTCCCAAGGAATAAGATTTTCTATCTCTGTTAAGCTATATTTATGGTACTGAACCAAGGCAAAGTTAATCTTATAGTAATTCTCTAGATCCATATGGACTAGGCCTATCCGAAAAAACTGGATAATCCCTCCAGTACGACAGTACTCTTTACTTTTGTCTTCGGATTAGTAATCTCCACCTCATGAGATAACTTAGGCATAGTAGAAAAGAAATTTTCAATCTCCTTAAATTGCTTACTATTCATCTGCTCTAAGAAATCTACAATTTCTTTATGAGTACAATCAGAAGTAGACCAAACTTCTTCCTCATTATAAATTTTCTCAATACAAGCAGCAATCATATCAAATGATTGCTCTACTTGATTTTCTTCCTCAAAATCAAAATTCTGAGCAATAAATTGTTCTAATGAAGGATATCTCAATTCCATCATAAGTTTATCATCTAAAGCAATTCTCCTCTCATGATCCTCTGATTTCTGCACTTCAATATCATCGATATTAATAACTACAGGAACATTAGTCTCATTATCATCAGGACAAATAAGATTAACCTCAATCTCTTCACCCACAGACTTACCACGGATATTAAGAAAAATATATTCAATATCAAAAGTAGGAAGTTTCTCTACTTTAATTCCTCTACTTTTAATACAACTCTTTAATACAGCTTTAATTGCAGTAGTTATCTGTTTAGTATCTTCACTCTCAAGAGCAAGAACTAAAAGTTTTTCTTCTTTAACAAGAAAGGGTCTATACTTAATCGTCTTTCCTGTTGATGGCAACTCAAGTTCATATGTAGGAGTCGCAATGGTTGGTAATGGCATAATAATTAATAAAGATTTCAGTGTGTTTTATTTATCACCCAATTGTAGGAGGTGGGACTTCACTTCTAGTTTTGACATAACGCATATAGTTAAATGATGCAGTATAATTTAAAGCTGCACTCGCATCGTATGAAACTGATGTTGGTGCAATACTGATAGGAAAAGCACCAATAAACTGATAAGTCAAATAATAACCCAATGCATCTTTTTCAAATTTTGAAATATAAAGATTATCGCTTTTATAACTACTAGGATAATTCATCCTGTAATAACGACTCCTACTAAGATACTCTTCGTTAGTAAAAGTAGTTCCTTGACCAGTTATATAATTAATCCATCCTTCAAAGAACTGAATAACATTATAATCCTTATCCACCATAAATGTAAAGTCAAGTCTGTCATCAAATACTTTTCGATATGCCATCTTCTCAGTAACCCCAGGATAATCCAGAGTTACATCATGCGTTGCCAATGATTGACCAGGCAAACTTGCACTACTACACAATAACTCAATATCTAATCCATCAGTTCCATAATCAAAATCAGGATCAGAGTTATTTAAAAAATCTCGCACTGGAGCTGGTGGCTGCATCTTAATCTGATATACCGAAGTCTGAGAGAGATTTAATATTCTACTTTTTATCGCAGAGGTACTGACTTTATTTGGCTTTGGACCTGCCATCTATAAATAATTTTACTTTATATATTATGTATGGCCGAAAGTAAGAAGAGTTTATTTAGACCCCACAATCCCAGAAAATATAAAGGTGATGTTAGAAATATTATCTGTCGTAGTAGTTGGGAAAATAAATTCTGTAGCTGGTGCGATTTAAATGAAAATATTATTGAATGGGGAAGTGAAGAATTCTTTATCCCATACCGTGCTCCTGATGGTAGAGTGCGTCGTTATTTTCCAGACTTTATTATGAAGGTAAGAGAAAATAGTGGGGATATTAAAACATATGTTATTGAAGTTAAACCTGCTAAACAAACCAAACGACCTAAACCCAGAAAAAAAGTGACTAAATCATATCTCTATGAATGTAAAACATATGAGGTCAATCAAGCAAAATGGAAAGCAGCATCCGAATGGTGTAAAGATCATCAAGTAGAATTTAAAATCGTCACTGAAAAAGAATTAGGTATCAGATAATGGCAAGAAAAACCCTAAAACAAAGAAGAGATAGAGATTTAAACAGAGCATTAGAAAGACAACAGCTTGAGACTTTTGGGTTGGATGAAACTCTCAACCCTAATGATAGAGTAGGACAACTAAAAGAAAAAATAGAAGGACTAACTGACCCAGAATCAATTATGCTGGAAATCATTAGTATCTTCCAGGAAACAGAAATTATTCCTGATGTAGGTAAATACTATACCTTTATATACATCCCTAAAACTAAAGACCTTGCCTTTGATAACTTCCCCCTTATTGCCTGTATTGATATCTTTAAATGGGGATTCAGAGGAGTAAACTTCCACTGGAATGATTATAGGAATTACACCTGGCAAGAAGTAGCAGGAATGTTACATGTAGTAAAAGATGATGAAATAGAATATATGAAGAGCATTCCTTATGGATATTTCCTTAGAACTGCTAAATAAATAAAAAGTATTATAATAGTGTCAGATTACACCACATATCTCGCTGATAATCCCAATGCTACTTCTAAAACTGCCTTCGTAGATGGCAGTAAATTTCATGTGATGACAGATGAAAATGGGAAAGTTAGCAGTCTCTTTGATTGGGAAGGTTCAAAATTTGGAGATTACACCTATGAAAGTGGTGCATTTTCTGGCGCATCATCAGAAAATATTTCCAATTATCTGAACAATAAAGCAGTTTGGACTAATAGTGTAGGTCTAACAAATGATACAGTAAAAAATGAAACTCAAGAAAAAAGTCAAAAAGATTCAACTACAAAATATACAGTTGTTGGTGTAAAAAACAAAAGAGAAGGAACTTTATGGAGTGAAAATGCATTCTCCACCAAAAGTCGCACTCTTGTTTATCCAGAAGATCATGCTCCCGAACAATTTGACTTTATAAAAGTTACTCCTATTGAATATGTACCTGCACTAGGATCAGAAAATTTTGGAGCTAACTCATCATCAAAAGATATGTCACAATACTCTACTTCTGATATGAGTTCTGCAGAATGGTTTGGATTTGAAAGTATAAAAAGTCGTTATCAACGAGTAAAAAGAGTAGGATCCACCATGTTCCTCCCAATGGTTCCAGATATATCTGAATCCAATGCAGTTAACTGGGGAGAAGATACAATGAATGCAATGCAAGCAGCAGGAGGTGCTGCTGCCTTTAATGCTATTGGAACAGCAGGTGGAGGAGAGCCTGTTAAAGCCGTTTCAGACTTAATAGGACAAGGTGGAGATATAGCAAAAGCATTCGTCAATACTCCAGGAATGGGTGATTTTGTTAAGGCATATTTCGCAGGTAAAGCAGTTAATACAAACCTATTAGGAAGAGCAGGAATAGCACTTAATCCCAACTTAGAAGTTCTCTTTACTGGTCCTGCATTAAGAACCTTCCAATATAGTTTTAGATTTACTCCACGCTCAGAATCAGAAGCAGAAACA